AGCCTGTGAGCAAGCCGGGCGACATTTGGGTGCTCGGGGATCACCGGCTGATGTGCGGGGACGCATCGGACGAGCAGTCTGTTTGTCTTTTATTGGCGGGCAGCAAGCCAGAAATGATGGTCACGGATCCGCCATATGGTGTCCAGTATGATGCAAGCTGGCGATGTGATGGATCAATTTTGCGAAACAAAAAAGGCTCAGCGGCAACGGGCAGAGTAGTAAACGACCACCGGGCATCATGGGCTTCGGTTTTTGCACGGTTTCCTGGTGACATCGCCTACGTTTGGCACGCCTCAACACACACAGCCGAGGTGCATGCGGCCATCGTTGTTTGTGGGTTTGAGGTTCGCGCGCAGATTATTTGGGCTAAAAACCGCTTTCCGATATCGATGGGCCACTATCACCAAAGACACGAGCCGTGTTTCTACGCAGTACGTAAGGGGGGGTGTGCCACATGGAAGGGTGGCCGGAAGCAGTCGACGCTTTGGGCGGACATTGTTGACGCGTTTGCTTCTCAAAAAAAACACGATCCTTTTTTTGCAGCGAGAGTTGATGAACAAACAATTTACGCAATCGATGGGCGCCTGACAACCGTATGGGAAATCCCAAAACCACAAAAAAGCGAGACCGGCCATAGTACTCAAAAACCCGTGGAGTGTATGGCGCGACCGATAAAAAACCACGACGTAGAGTGTATTTATGAGCCCTTCTCAGGATCCGGCACTACGATCATCGCCTGCGAGCAGCTCGGCCGCAAGTGCCGTGCGATGGAGATCGAGCCCCGCTACGTTGACGTCGCTGTGCGTCGCTGGGAGAAGTTCACCGGCAAGACGGCGGAGCTGGAGCGTAAATAGTGGATAAATCCCGCATCGAAAAAATCCTCGAGAGGTGCACACCAGACGAGAAGGTTCGGGTAACAGCCTTCTACAATGCCAGCATCGAGAAGCTGCGCGAGTTTCAGGCGGACAAGTCGGCATCGGCGCTGCGTGACCTGGAGGCGGCCGATGCGGCCCTGGCGCGTCTGGTCTCCGACATCGAGGCCCGCTTCTACCCAGCCGAGCCGCCGTTGAAAAACCTCACTGCGGCCGTCCAGCACCTGCAGGACCAGGGATACAAGATCGCGAAGTCCAAGATCTATCAGGACGCTAAGGCGGGACTGCTGCGGGTGCAGCCTGATCGGACGGTGCTGCGGGCGGACCTGGACAGCTACGTGTTGAGGGCGGGGCTGGAGAAGGTCGCTGCGGCCGACGTGGGAGGCCGGATAGAGCGGGAGCAGGCCGAAAAGCTGGAGCTTGAAAATCGAAAGCTACGGAAACAGGTCGAGAAGCTGGAGTGGGAGCTGGACCGGGATCGGGGGAAATACTTGCTCAAGGATGACGTCCGCACCGAACAGGCGCTGAAAATTGCATCTCTCGATGCCGGCGCCAAGCACTGGATCCGGACCACCGCGGCGGACCTGATTTATGCCGTGGGGGGTGATCCCGGCAAGGAGCGGGTATTGATAAATCTCTTTGAGGCGCGTTTCAGCGAGCTGCTCGACGAGATGGGCCGCATGGATGAGCTGAGGATCGAGATCAAGAGGCAACCAACAGTCGACCGACACGCCCGCCAGGCCGAGCAACCCCAGGCGGAGGCGCCGGGTTGAGGGGATGCGATGATGGATGCAACCGACATTTGGGAGAGGCTACAGTTTTCGATCAAGCGCAAAGGAGAGATAATGAAGATTCCAGACGGTTTCCTTTTGAACGGCGACGACGAATACATGGCATTTATGGCTAAAATATACGCCACGCTAAAGCCCTGCCCATTTTGTGGCAGCAAAAATCCACAAGCATATTGGTATGGCGATTCCTGGGCTATGGCGTGTGTAAAGTGCTACGCAATGGGGCCACGCACTGGGCAAAAGGAAAACACCGAAACCGAAAACACCAGAGCGTTGGTGAAAGCGGTCGAGGCGTGGAATAAGCGGACAGCGGAGGAGGAGCTTTGTCGGCATTAGACAGGCACAACATCTACCGGCAGGCCATCGAGAGGTGGGGGGTTGACGCGCAGGTCGACCAGCTCATCGAGGAGTTGGCCGAGCTGATCGTGGCGGTGAACCATGCCCGGCGCAGCGGGTATGTTGCGCAGGACTACGACCATGTGATCGAAGAGCTGGCCGACGTGGAGATCATGCTGGAGCAGATGCGGCATGTGTTCGAGTCGGATAGGATCGACCAGGTCAAGATCAGCAAGGTCTTGCGGTTGCGGGACCGGCTGAGAAGGGTCTAATGGCGACGCCCCAGCCCCTGCAGATAGATCCCGCCTGGTTGCCTCCTGGCGTCGAGCTGCCCAAGCATCCAGTGGTGCGCTTCTCGGGCCCGGAGCGCAGGGTGATGAGGAAGAAGCGCCCCATGCCGTGCTCACAGTGGGCCGAGAGGCACCGCGTGGTGCCGTCGGACAGCGCCGTGCCGGGCACCTGGAAAAACGCCACCACGCCGTACCTGGCCGGGATCATGGATGCGAGCTGGTTCGAGTCGGTGCAGCAGATCACCATCTGTGCGCCGCCTCAGTGCGGCAAGTCGGACTGCGTGAACAACTGCATCGGCTACGCCGCCGACCGGCGCCCGGGCAATGTGCTGGCGGTGTACCCGGACGAGATGACGGCCAGGGAGAACAACAGGGATCGCATCGTGCCGATGTTCCAGGACTCGTCACGCTTGCGCGCCTACCTGACAGGCGCCGAGGACGACCTGGCCTCGCTGCGGATCCGGTTGCAACACATGAAGATCTACATGGCATGGGCCAACAGCGCGGCGCGCCTGGGAAACAAGCCGTTGCCATACGTGGTCTGCGACGAGGTGGACAAGTATCCGGCCACCGCCGGGAAGAAGGAGGCGGCGCCCATCGACCTGGCCAAGAAGCGTACCCGGACTTTTTCCCACATGCGAAAGATCTGGTTGACCAGCACACCCACCACCGAGGATGGCCCAATTTGGCAGGCGCTGGAGAACGAGGCGGAGGTGGTGTTCGTCTTCTGGGTGCGCTGCCCAGACTGCCATGCGGCGCAGCAGATGGTCTTCAAGCAGATCCGATGGGAAGGTGGCGGCGAGGCGGACCCGCGCGAGATCGAAAGCAAGCGCCTGGCGTGGTACGAGTGCGAGCACTGCGGCAGCCGCTGGGATGACGCCCGCCGCAACGCGGCCGTGCGCGCCGGAGAGTGGCGCGACCGGGATCGAGGTCTTGCCCTGGAGACGTGCTTGCAGGCCATGCGCCCGCGGCACATCGGATTCCACCTGCGCGCCTATGTGTCGCCTTTTGTCAGCCTCAGCGAATCGGCGGCGGCCTTCCTCTGGGGGTTGCGCGACAAGACCAAGCTCAAGGATTTCCAGAACGCCCACGAGGCGGAGCCGTGGCGCGTGTACGAGCAGATGCGCGACGAGGCGCGCATCCTGGAGTTGCGCGACGGCAGGCCATCTGGACGGGTGCCCGGCGGCGGGATCATCGCCGGTCTTACCGCCGGCGTGGACACCCAGGACGATGGATACTGGTTCATCGTGGTCGCCTGGCCATGGGCCGGCAAGGACCTTATCAAGGAGGGGCATGTGGTGCGCATGGGATTTGTGGCCGAGGACGGCGGGCTGGCCCGGGTGCTATGGGACGATGCCTATCTCGATCCGGACGGGACGCGCTATGTGCCAGTGTTGACGGTGCAGGACAGCGCCGGCCATCGCACCAGCGATGTATACCAGTTTTGCCGCAAGCATCCAGGAAAGATCGTGCCCAGCATTGGGCGCGACACCATGGCGCAACCCTACACCTGGGGCAATGTGGAGTACTGGCCGGGCACCAAGAAACCGATTCCCGGCGGGCTGAAGCTGCTCAACATCAACACCAAGTTTTTCAAGGACGATCTGGCCAGGCGCTTGGAGATACTGCCAGGCGACCCGGGCGGCATCCGTTTCCCGGGCCCGGCGCCCGGCGCGAGCCTGCCCGCCGATGCGCCGGTGGACGGGCTGACCATGGACTTGGCGCGGCATTTCACCAGCGAGTACATCGACGAGCGGGGGCTGTGGGCCTGCCCGTCTCACAAGCCAAACCATCTGTGGGACTGCCTGGTAATGGCATCGTGCGCCTACGAGGTGGTGGGCATGCGGCACTGGGCGCCGCCTGAGACGAAGGCGGTGCCGGTGGACGAACGGCGCAAGGATCCGCGCAAGTGGGTGGATCCGCCTAAAAGGAGGTGGGTGTGAAATACGACAAGGAGTATTTTGGCATGGCAATGTTGGCACTTCCATTTATTTCGCCGATCTTGATTGCCATGGGCATCATGGTCTGCTGGTGGGCGCCCTTGGTGCTTGTTGCCGGGTGTGTCGGGCTTGTTTTTTGGTGGGAGTTTTGGACTGATTTTATTTTTCGGGATTGACATGAGCGACCTTCTCTCGTCCCTTGATGAAATTTGCGGGCACCTGAAGATCCAGGACAAGGCGCTGCGCTCGCTGCTGAAGCTGGGGCTTCCGGTGCGGGTGATCAACGGGCGCTATTACGCCCACGCTGGCGTGGTGGACGAGTGGCTGCGGTGGTTTCTCAACCCGCACGTCTCCAAGGGCCCGGTGGAGATCAATGTGGCCGAGGGGAATTTCACCGAGTTTTGCCCGCCGGCGGCGAAAAAATCATAAAGGTATGCTATTTTTCAGGCGTCGGACGAAGCCTGTCAACCCCCCTTTCCATGCCATTTCCATTCTTTTTCGTGCCCGTGACCCTTCTTTAGGCACTTTTTCCCGGCTGGCCGAAAACCCCATGTTATGGTGGACGTGATCTGACGAGACCACCATATCGTGGGGTTTTTGTATGTCCAAGAAAAGCAGGGGACCGGCTCATGTGATCGATCGCATGGCGCGGCGGGCGCCGCGGCGGACGGTGACGTGCCCGGCTTGCGGGTCGCCGGAGGCGGTCTGCACGCATCGGACCATGGACGATTCGGAGCGCTATTTCCGGTGCCGGGTGTGCGGGCACCGATGGGCGACGGCGTGGGGCGCCGGCGCGGAATCGCGGCCGGAAGCCGCTACCACCACCGGGGGTGAGGCATGACGGCCTTCACCACCTGGGCGGACCTGCGCAGCGCCGTCAAGGACGCCCTGGCCGACTGGGCCGCCGGCAAGCCGCTGGTGCGCGAGTTCACCCATGGCGAGCGCACC